ATTTTACCCAGCAGTTGTTTGAGTTTTGCACTCTGTACATCGGCGTCAATGCGTGGTGTATCTACCCGGGGCTGAGCACGAATCATTGGTGGTGGAGCAGTTGTTTCATCGCTGTCTGTGACTGTACTACGTGCTTTGATTGAATCCATGATGGCACTGGGCTTGCGGAACGCACTGGCTGCAGCATCGTCAATACCAGGATCAGTGATACGCATGGTTTCAATGTTGTAATCTAAATCAATCTTTTGTCCTACACCAGTTGAACTACGCGACTTCATACATTGTATCTGATACTTGCCACGCTCTTTCATTGCACGACTAGTAAAGATACCAAACACATTGTCAGCTGTGTTAATCTTAGATATACCACCCGAGATATGACTATGATCAAATTCAATTTCTTCCACTGCCGAACGATTCAACTGTGACGCTGTGACCATTAATATGCCCAGCTCTTTGGCCAAGTTACGTAGTTCTTCCGAAACATACTTGTCCTTGACAAACAAGTCATTGGGGCTGACTTTGGCACTCACAGGCATCAACAAGTCCAAATAGTCAATCATCATAAAGTCCACACGTATGCCTGTTTGTATCTGTACTTCTTTGAGATAACTGCGTATGTCATTGACGTTGCTCTGTGCTGGCATGCCCTTGACTCTATACTGCCCGGACTTTTTGCTCACTAGCTTGACTTTGAGTGTTGTGGTGTCAACATCTCGGCGTATGTCCTTGGTACTCATGCCAGTCAACATAGCATCAGTTCTCAACGATGTAAGTTCTTCACTAAGTTCTAGTGTAATATAAACACCACTGAGTCCTTGTTGTAACCAGTTCAGCGCAATATTCATCATCACCAAGCTCTTACCTGATCCTGATCCACCGGCAAAGATGTTTAGTTCACCTCTTGAGAATCCACCATACAACAAGCGATCCATCTGTGGCCATCCTGTTGATACCTGTCCACCACTGTTGAAATATCTGTTGATACGACCTGTGGGATCATCAAAATAGTCTGTGCCCATGTCCTTGGTCAGGCTAATTTGTACTGCATCCTTTATGAGTTTCTCCACGGGATCATAGTCGCCCTTTTCCAACAAGTCTGCTGCTTTCAATATAGCACGTTCCAGTTCTTGACGTCGAGTAAATGCTTCAAACTCTGACATGAACCATTCAAAATGTCCCTCATTGAGATCGCCAATTGGGATAAGTTGGATACCTGTTGTGGCTGCAATCTGTGTGCGGTCTGGTAGTGTTTTGTGTTGGTCGCTGTGTGCTTTGATAAACTCAGCTGCGGGTCTTAGACTGCGATCAAAGTTCTGTGGATTATAGATGTTTTGAACGCGAACATAGCTCTGCGCATCCTCCAGCATCATTTCCAAAAACAATTTTTGTACGTCTAGATTATAATCTTTTATCATAGTGTTGGTATCGCACCCAATATGTACTTCTGTGCTTGAAAAATCTCCCCTGAGTGTCTATATAGCATGAATAGTTTGATTACACCATCAATGTCCGTGGTTTTTATATTTTTCCGATAGTCGTACATTGATAGGCCGCGCCAACTATGAGTCTGGAAGTTGTCGCAATGCACTGCCGATTCATTGTCTTTTGCAACTATATTATACGGCACATTGTACTGTGATTGCAACCAGCGTATCAGAGGTTGGGTAAATTTGCTGTGTTCCGCAAAGGCCAAAGCCACAAAGTACCAACTGCCATAGATTTTTGATTTGGCCACATCAAATCCACACATTGTAATGTCATCACTGACAATTTGATCCCATTCTTGCCTTACCTGTTGGTAAAACAATGTTGTGACAAAAAAGTTTTCGTAAATGACTTTTGTGAGATTACCAAAACTTACATTGTGATGTTGCTGTATCCACTGGAATGTGCGACAGTAGTAGCCGCCCTGCACAACCAAATTATAAAAACTGGTACTCAGCAGCATTTGTAGATATTGCGTTTTGGTGTAGGAGTTGGCTTTGATCACTACTTCATACTCGGCCCCGGTTTCATCATAGAACCAACCATTTTGTTTGCTGATAGTTTCAATGCCAAACTGTCGCCGGTAATCTGTGGCATAGGCCGGAGCTTCGGGCAGCAATAACCAAGGGTACCATTGAATAGAAAGTTTGTCCTTGGCAAACACCGAAAGCTCATGATAAAACTTATCCACTGTGATGCCTGGCAAGCCCAAGATTATTTCCCCGTACATGGGAATCTTTCTGTGTCGTGCAATTGGTTCAAATGTTGAGACTTGTTGATCATAGGGAATGTTGATTCTATCTATGTTCTTCAGCACCACAGGATCTAGACTCTGTATGCTGATTTTGATTTCATCGTGATGACTGAGGTGATGCTCTAAATCTATTTCCACAATGCGACGCACATCATCCAAGCGATTAACAGTCTTAGCAAACCCACCATAAAATACTTTGAAGTCAAAGTTTGCAATGTACTTGATAATTTCTATGTCGCGCTCTCCATAGATACCAAAGTTGGCATCGGCTAGATACAGCATGTGTAGATTTAACGAAGCCAGGGCACTGACATCTTGTTTGACACAGTCCACACTTCTACGTATCACTGTGGTGGCAATGCCCCCGCCCCAGTCACAGTAAGTGCATCCATAGGGGCATCCACGTGTGGTTTCAAGAATACTCATTAATCTACTGTTGGGGGATGTTTGATTTTTATATTCAATAAACTTGGATATCCCATCGTATTGTCTGGCAAATGCTGCCCAATCATAATCAAAGTCTTTTTTCTCGTTGCGGTGCATGGTGCGTGGACTTGCAGCAACTAATCTTGTTCGACCTTGAGGATAACGAATGTCTGTTATTCTAGTCCAGTCAATTGCTGTGCCATGATAGTTGTCCAACATTTCTTTGAAACATAATTCACCAAAGCATTCGCCGGGCAAACTTGCATCAATATATGGATGCTTACGGAACCAGTCCATGTCATGTTTGAAACTTTGATGCGGTCCACCTGTGACTATAATACAGTCGGGTGCAACTTCTTTGATCCAACGAGCAATACGCAAACTCAAACGATAGTTCCAAACATATAAACTTATGGCAAATATGTTAGGGCGGTATTCAAGAAACAGTTCTTTGATTTTTTCTTCGTGGTCAACATCATAAAGATCAAAGTATGCAGGTATCCACTCCCATTCTTCGGGACGATCGCCGTGTTCTTCATAATAGGTTTTGGCATTGGCCCAGAGAACTGGCAACCAGATATCATTGGAGAACCTTGGAAAGTTACAGATAGCGATACGTTTCACAGATTCAATTCCCGTAGAGTGTTTTGTCGTATGTGTCTGAATACCGTGCCTGACACAATGTGATTATAGTTGTGTTCAAATATGCGTTGATATTTGGCAAACACATCTTGCATTTCTGTCAATGTATATTGTTGTGCCAAGCGATCAATTTGCTGCAATGCACCGTGAATTCTATCATAGTACACTGGTTGATATTGATAACTGTAATCTATTAGATCGTGACAGAATTCAAACCCTAGATTTTCAAGTAGGTCAACTGTGCCAACTCCACTCAGTGGCAAGGGAATTTGCCAATGTAAAAAAGCTCGCAATGTTTTTTCAGTGAGAATACTGAATTGTGAATCTGTGCAGGTCTCTCGCAGTACCTGACAGACGCTGTGTTGATCTATTCCCCACTGCACACTTTGATAATCAAATGTGTCAAATCGTCGACTGTTGGCAGCTATGGGCAATTTAACTGTGTTTTTAATTTCAATGAGTTGATTGACCACTGCTTGGTTTTTGAAATAAGTGTTTTGCTCAATATATCCATAAAACTTATTGGGATCTGTTTGGAATTGTCCCATGTATTCAATGTGTGCTAGATGTTTCCTGGTGCATGCCATAGCAGCCAGTAAGTCTTGTTCAAGACTTGATCTTGTGCCGCCATAGAAACTAAAATAATTGTGAAATGTTCTTTGATGTATGTCAGCAGGTGCCGGGGTGATGGTGTTTAATCTGCTGACGTCCCAAAACAACACACTCAACCAAGTGGCTTCAACAACACGGAATCCACGATGCCCATGCACTTGAAGATATTGATTGTACCAATGACTCAGGCCCCGAGTGTGTGTGGTTAAAAATATGATGTTGGTGATGTCACAGCACTGACGGTGAAACCAGGTGTGTATGTACATCAAGAGTTCAGCTGGCAAGGTTTCGTCATAGACAAAAATCAAAGTCTCTGTGAAACTTCGTGCTAAGTCTGCAGTTATATTGGCATCTAACCACTCATGCACAAAGGGCTCTTTGTTATCAAGCTCTTCGGCAATCCTAAATTCTCTAAATTTTCCTTCGGGATGAGGTGCAAGCACTGATCCTATTTCAGCATTGACCCATTTGATTACTCGTGGATGATTGCGAGGTAAAAAATTATCAAGGATAAATTCTTGATCATCAAACATCATAGAGTTCCTTTATACGTGGGTGCAACGATTCATCAAAAAAATATCTATTGCCCGCAGCACCGTGATGTCCTTGCCATTGATACTGATCAAAATCTGCTGGTGGGTTGACATCTAAGTTTATTCCGTAATAGGTTCGATCAAACAGTATGCAATTGGGATGATTAATACAGTATGGTAACAGGAATCTCGCAGCTGGTGATGGATTGAACCGATTAAGATCACAACTTAGATTCACCAAGACATACTTTGCTTGTTGAGATTCTAACCATTGGGTTACAAAAAATATTTCTCGTAGAGTGTTGACTTCAATCATTTCAGTGCTGCGGTTCACGGCCACTTCTTTTGGTAACTCCCATCCATGATAGGATTTCAGTCCCTGGTGCTCGTTGATCGTTCGTTGAGTTGATTGCCAACTGTTGGGATCAAAATCCAGCACAGCAAATTCAAAGTCAGGATCTGCATTGCTTCCCAAAAATCTCTGTACCGGGGGAACACCAATTATAAAAAAGTCTCGTTGCCAATCATATAAGTGTTGTTGATCTACCAGTAATTGGCACACCGCTTGAAAACTAACACCGCGACGTGCGCAGTTTTTTACAGAGTCAACTCCAAGAGCCTGCGCAGCCAACCCCCAAAAGGAATCACAGGGCTCAACACATTCATAGGGAGTGGCATAGCTATCTCCAAACACCCAAAGATTGCGCCAGTTATTTTGCAAACTGTTTGACAAGTTGTTTTTTCCTCATTTCAATTTTGATGCGACTACTTTCACGATGCTGCATGATAGTCAACAATGTAGTGAGTTTTCCTAATCGCACCACTGCATCATTAACATCTTTACAATCCTCAGGCCACTCGGGCATACTCACTGACCATCCCAGTTCAATGGCTCTATCAACCAATGTCATTCCTGCTGCGTCTTGATCTGGTACTACAATTACTTCTTTGCCCAGGCGTCGTATGAGTTGTGCCTGAGTATCTGAAACGGTATTGTGCATCACTGCCAGACCATCAATGCTCAATGCATCAAATATCCCTTCAACTACAATTGCAATCTGCCAGTTGTCCTGTTGCAAGTCTGTACCAAACACATAGTTTGATGGCATGGCGTTGA